CTCAACAACCACCGCAACTACAGGCCGTTCAATGAGTTGGGAAGACTTAGAGATAGATACGGGGAAAGCACAGAAAGCACAGAGCGCAATCAGGGAAAAACAAGCCGAATTAGCCAAGGCTTATAACCGTTGCTTTGCAACTGACGACGGTAACAAGGTACTAGAAGACCTGAGCAAACGCTTTCTACTAGAGAACGACACTTCTCTTGCTGCACAGAATATAAACTATGAGGCCGCTTACCATAACGGGGAGACCGGAGTCATGAGGTTTATTGTTCACCAAATCCAGCAAGCGGAGAGGCTATGACAGAAGTAATGGAAGTAGAAGCGCCAGTAGAAATTAAAAAGAAAGGACGACCCAAGAAGGAAGCCCCATCCGTCGAGGTAGTTTGCGACGAACGGGAATACTTGCAAGACAAAGGATTTAAATTTGAATGGCTAGATCTGCTTGCGGCACAGTATGGGTTTGATAAGTTCGAGTATCTTCATAAATTCAGAGCATTCAGATGTTACCGAGAAAACAAGCATTTAGATTGGATCGACGTTAACGATCTATCTTTGCTTAACGGTGGCAGAAGGCTCGATGAAATCCGGTTGAAGCATCAAGCGGTCAGTCCTAAGCGGGCTGTAATTCAATATGCGTGGAGATAACTATGAGTGAACAATCAGTAGAAAACGATGTTGCAGTAGAAGCACAACCAGTCAGTTTAGTAGATGCTGCCCAGCCAGAATTGTCCCAAGGTGAGTATTTCTTAACTGACGGGATCAAGGGAACCGGTGAGGCACCAGAATGGTACAAGTCTGACAGATACAAGTCAGTCGCCGATCAGGCTGCTGCTTATACTGAGCTAGAGAAAAAGTTTGGTGCGTTTAAAGGTGCTCCTAAAGACGGCTACTCAATGCCCGAAGGTATCGACCAAGAAGACGGGTTGATGCAGGAGCTAATGGGCTTTGCTGCTGAGACTAATATGTCTCAAGACTACTTCAACAAGGCGTGGGAATTATTGTCTGCTCAATCTGAGGCTGTAGAAGAAGTATCTGCTGAAGTTGAGATTGCTAAGCTAGGTGACAACGCGACGGATCGTATTAAGACCGTAGAACAGTTTATGAAGAATAATCTGGACTCCGAAGTCTACGAGCAAGTTCGCTATGCTGTTAACTCTGCTGAATCTATCATGTTGGTAGAGGCACTGATTAAGAGTACGGCACCGCAAAAGCTACCTATCGACGGGCATGTTGTTCCTGGCGGAATCACTTGGCCTGACATCGAGAAAGAGATGTTCCGAAAGGACGATAACGGAAACCTTCTACGGTCAGTAGACTCTAACCATGAGAAGAAAATTCAAGAAATGATGTTTGCTTTTGGTGGTGACAAGCCGAATGTTCAGGTATTCGGTTAGTTGCTTTTATAAAGTAAAATGATATTATATGTCTGTCAGGGACTCCCATCGCGGATCTGACAGATTTGGGTTGAAGGCTGACCGATCTGTCGGGCACTCAGTCAAAACCTCATAACCAGCAAATGTTTCATGTGAAACACTTGTGTAGATTATTATAAATTTTGAGGATTAGACTAATGTCAAAACAATTATCTTCTGTTGCGGTAACAGAATTTGACAGCATGGTTAAGCATGCCTACCAAGGCATGGGCCTGTTGAAAGGTTCTGTAACTGTACGAAACAACGTAGTAGGTGATACCTACAAATTCCGTCGTCAAGGCAAGGGCCTTGCAAACCAGAAATCAACTTCAGATCTCGTAACTCCTATGGACGTAAGCCATGAGTTCAAGACTGCTACGTTGGCTAACTGGAATGCGCCTGAGTACACCGACATCTTCGACCAAGCTGATGTTAACTTCGATGAGAAACAAGAATTGGCAATGACAATTGCCGGTGCTTTGGGTCGTCGTTGTGACCAGTTGGTTATCGATGCTATGGATGCCTCGACTCCATTAACAACTACTGTACCTGCTGGCACTACAAACTTAACTATGGCTAAGGTAATCCAAGCCCAAGTTGAATTGCGTGACCAAGGTGTACCAAACACTGACCTGTTCGCAGTCATTGAAGCTGAAGGCTTAGGTGGTTTGTTGAACGATGAACTGGCAACGTCTACGGACTATCAGAACATCAAGGCTCTGGTTTCTGGTGAGATCAATACCCTTGTAGGGTTCCGATTCATCATCATCGAAACTCGAACTGAAGGTGGTTTGACTGAAGCCGGTAACATCGTTGACTCATGGTTCTATCAGCGCCCTGCTGTTGGCTTGGCCGTTGGTATCGACATGAAAACTGAAATTAACTGGATCGCTGAACGTACCTCTTGGTTGAGTAATGGTATGTTGAAAGCTGGCTCTGTCGTTCGCGATGAGGGTGGTTTAGTTAAAGTTCAATACGATAAGACTGCATAAGGAGAATATCATGTCTTTTGACCGAACAGGTTTATGCCGCATTGGCGGTTCAGGCAACGGTGGAAGCACTTGGCAGTATACTTCTGCTGACGCTAAAACTGTCGTTGATAACGCAGATTATTTTCTTGCGGCTATTAGCGAGCTGGCTGTTGGGGATCTTGTTATCTGCAAAGATACAACTACTCCCGCGACTCCAATAGTAACTATTACTTATATCAAAGCAAATAATGGCACGACCATTACTGCTGCTGGCGGTACTACTATTACGGCATAAGTAATACATTGAAACTGAACGGGGGGTCTTCACAGGCTCCCCATTCTTTCGAGTAATAATATGGCAACTAAAATCGGCGTAGTTAATGGTGCGTTAGTCTTGATCGGGGATACTCCAATCAATTCATTAATCGGCGGTTCTAGGGCGCAACAAGTTGCTAATACGTTGTATGACAGCATTGTCCGGTCTGAGCTAACAAAGCACAGATGGGGATTTGCTAGAGTAAAAGCACAGCTATCGCTTACAACGGAAGTTCCAATCGATCAAGAATGGGACTCAATTTACCAGCTACCTTCAGATTTATTATTCCTAGTTAAGATATACCCAGGAATCAGATACCAGATTTATGGCAATAAAGTGTATGCCAACAATACCGGCCCACTTTACTGCGACTATATTTATGACGCTCCAGAATCATCATGGCCACCGTACTTCACTCAGATGATCGAGTATGCGCTGGCTAAAGATTTTGCAACGAGCATCCGAGACAGTTCGGCATCACGACAAGAAATGTCTGCTGAGTATGTAAACGCTTCTAGGATGGCCCGATATACAGACTCCCAGCAATATCCAATGACACCTATCACGAGCAACCCTTTTGTTAACGTGAGGTTCTAGTGGCCAAGTCTCGCTTTATCCAAAATAACTTTGTTAGTGGAGAGTTATCTCCATTTATGCGAGGCCGTACTGATATTAATCAGTATTACCAAGGGTTACAGACAGCTAATAACGTAGTCCTAGTCCCACAGGGTGGCGTCAAGCGTCGTCCTGGCACTGAGTTTATTGGCGTTGCTCCAGAAAAAATAGTAGTCAGTGGTCTTGGCAACATGACCATGCCTAATGGCGGCACTCCGTCAATAATACAAGATAAAAATGACGCCACCACTACGTCAACAACAACCCCTATTGGTGTAATAGATCCGTATGTAGTCGCTCAGTTAGACTTTGTATCAGCACAAACTTTATTGTTTATCGATATACGGCGCATTAGTTTATCTTCTGGGACTTCTGCCGAGTTTAAAGTTCAAAAATCCCAAAACGGGACTGATTGGACAGATGCTGCTAACGTCCCTTTAATTGGGCCAAACCCGCAAGACTTCAGGTTTTATCTTCCAGAATTAGGATTGTCTACACGGTACTGGCGATTAGCTCGCATTGGGGCTACAGATTTAGGTTCTGCTACTGTTACGTTAGCAGGGTTTGCGCCGGTTATGAGAGCTGGCGGTATTGTTGATCCATCAGAGGCCAAGTTAATAGACTTCAGCGTTGAAACAGATCGAAACTATCTTATGGTCTTAACTGATGGAAACATTAACATCTACAAGAATCCTGGAAATTACGTTGCATCAGTTAAGATCCCGTTTACTTCTAGCCAAGTGTCTACGGTCAGAGCTACGCAAACAGAAAGCGTCATGTTGCTGTTCCAAGAAGACGTGCCGCCACAGAGATTAATTAACTTGGGTACAGATACAGATTGGTTCTTGGATGAAGTGCCATTCACCAACGTGCCTATGTATGACTTTGATGATGATCTGAGTCCTACCCCAGTAGTTAATGAAATACAGGTAATGACACTAACGTCATTTGTTGCTGGGGATACATTCCAAATAGATGTTGAAGGCATATTGTCAAAAAATATTACTTTTGCAGGAGATACAGGAGCGGAGCAACAAAATTCTACGGTATTCAACATTCAAAAAAACCTGCAAGAGATGCCTAATTTTGGAGAGACTGGCGTAGATGTAGTCAGCTCAGGTGGTTCAGTCTACACAATAACAATTAGCGGTGAGTCTACTAAGGCTTTTGAGCTATTTTCTGGATTTGCTACTAGCGGTACTGCAAGCAAAGCGATTGAATTTGTGCAAAATCAAGTCGGGTCACCTAGAAAAGAACCTGTTTGGTCTGCTACTCGTGGCTATCCTAAAACTGCATGTTTCTTTGAAGGTCGATTAGTCCTTGGTGGCACTAAGTCTAAGACTGCATCAGTATTCTTTTCTAAGTCTGGGTCATTCTTTGACTTTGAAATTGACGACGGTGCTGATGATGAAGGTATCTTTGCCACCATCTCATCTCGTAAGTTAAATGAAATCATCGATGTTTATCCTGGCAGAAACCTACAGATATTCACGTCTGGGGCTGAGTTTTCCGTCACCAGCAAGCCTGTTACGCCTACAAGTGTAGGGATAGCGCCGCAAACAAATCATGGTGCTGCGTATGTAGAGGTTGTAGATGTAGACGGATCTACCATATTCGTGGATAGAAATGGCAAGACTATTTACGATTTTGTCTATTCGTTTAACGAAGATGCTTATGTTGCCCATGACAGGTCGGTACTATCGTCTCAATTGATTAAACAGCCTACAGATATGGCTATGCTGTCTGGTACAACTAGCGAAGATGCTAATTGGTTATTCATAACGAACACTGACGGTACTGTTACAGTCCTCAATACGCTGCGAGCACAAGACATCAACGGGTTTACCCGATGGGAAACTGCATCTACAACGTATCCTACTGCTATTTCTGAGCCTGGAGTTATCACTAATGCCACGGTAGTAGACGATCAGTTATATATGATTGTTAAACGAAAAGTAGACGCTCACAGCACAACTGAATATCACGTTGAACGATGGTCATTCGATCATTTAATGGATGACTCAACAATATTCAATCCTGGCCCAACGGACACCACTATTGGTGGATTATTTCACTTGAATGGATTGACCGTTCAGATCGTAGCGGACGGAATTGTTCTGACAGAAAGAACCGTCAATGCTGGTCAAATTACATTAACAGCAGAAGAAGTAGGCTATACCAATGTAGAAGTGGGGCTTAACTTCCCAGTAGAAATTAAGGGTATGCCGTTAAATACGAATATCGGCAGTGGTGAGAACCAGATGCGGATTAAACGTATCGTTCGCATGAACATCAGGGTCTACGAGTCCTATGGGTACTATGTAGACGGCCAACCAATGCCAATTAGAGCGTTTGATTATTCTTTAAACTCACCGTTAAACACGTCACCTAACGCTAAAACTGGCATAATAGATGACGTACTAAACAATATAGGTTGGACTAGAGACGAGATGCCATCGATAACGGCGCCAGACCCTACTCCTGTATTTATACAGATGATTGAATACGAGGTTGAATCATCGTGAACGTAGCGTTACAGAGCAATATCTACAAAGCACAGAACGTTATGCTGTCCATGCCACAGGCTGAGACCGAGACTAGGCACCATTTTGCTGATGGAATCTATGCTCGTGAGTTATTCATCCCTGCTGGAGTATGCCTGGTAGGCGCATTGCACAAGACCAACCACCTATTTACGGTGTCTCAGGGCGAATGTGTAGCGGTAACACACGAAGGACGAGAAGAAATTAAGGCTCCATACATGGGCCAGACTCAACCAGGTATGAAAAGAGTAATATACGCAATTACTGATACGGTGTGGACTACACTCCACGTTACCGAGGAAACAGATGTGGACAAGATAGCAGAGCAAATTATCGAATTGGAGGCAATCTAATGGCTTGGGTAATTACCGCAGCAGTAATTGGAGGATCCGCTGCCGCGGCAGCAGGTGGTGGCGCAGCGGCAATAGCTGTTGGTGCTACATTAGGTTTAACAACCGGCCTTTCTGCCAGAGGTCAATATATTTCTGGCAAAACGCAAGAAATTGAGCTTAAACGACAAGCCGAAGAAGAACGTTTAGCTGCTCAAAGCCGTGAATTGCAACGTAGAGAAGAATTGAATCGAGTACTTGCTGCCAATATAGTAGGTCAATCTATGTCCGGCATTGCCGGAGAAGGTACTCCAGCTAGCATCTCATTAGCTAGCGCCAAGAAAGCAAGCCTTAGCGAAGCCACTATTGGTTTATCTGAGAAGTTAAAACAAGCTCAATTGCGTAGGCAGGCTTCATCCGCACGTCAAGCTGGATACTTACAGGCTGGATCTACATTGTTAGGCGGTGTTATGCAGGGAATATCATTGGCTAGCGACGGAAAATCTGGTGGGGAAACATAATGGCCCAGAAGCCTATTGGATATTACGGAGAGTTTAGACCCACGGGAGTAGATACGTCTGCTGCACGAAGGTTTGAGGCGCTTGCTGGTCTAGCAGATCAAGTTAATGGCATTGCCTTTAACATTGCCGCTAAGAAAGCAGAGCAAGTAGGTGCTGAGAAAGGCGAAAAAGCTGGCCGAGAGTACGCTGCAAAGTTAGCCAAACCACAGCCAAAGGTAGGGCCACCAGAAGAAATGGCACCACCAGAGACCAAGAAAGGTTTCTTTGCATCCATGTCCATTCAGGCTCAGGCATACAATGCGGCTATGAAGTCAGCCTATCTTTCTCAAGTATCTACGGACGCTAAAGAGCAGATAGAACGTATTGCTGCTCAATATCCAAACGACGTACAAGCATTTAGATCTAACATTGGCCAGTACACGCAGGGTTTGCTGCAAGGTGTAGGTGACGAATACAGGGAAGCTGCTGAAGCAACCGTTAATAACTACGTTGCCAATGCCGAGACAACCGTATTTAAGAATGAAATAGCTACTAATCGTGCTCAAGCTAATGCTTCAAGACAGCTTGCAATCAATGTCCATAACGATGAATCGGCTAGGATGGCCCGAGATGGGGATCCTGACCAAGCAATCGTAAATCAGCAGCACCATGACTTAGTTATTGACAGCATGGTCGCTAGTGGGGATTTGGCACCAGATGATGCGCAAATTTCTAAAGATTCACTTGCCAAAAGAATCCAACAACAGACCCAGCTAGGCGAACTAGAGCGGGTTATTTTTGATGAGAACCTGTCTACACGAGAGCAGTACGAGAAGGGTGTCGCATTTGTCGAGCGCATTCGTGAGGCCGATTTAACGGACATGAACCCAGAAGACAAAGACAGATTAATGTCTATTTTGGATGCAAAAGTTGAAAGTCTTGGCGTAAATTTAGCTAAAGAAGAATCGCAAATTAGTAGCTCTGTTGCTAGAAGAATAGTCGATATTAAAGTTGCCGCAGCTACAGGCTCAATGTCTATAGAAGAAGTTATTGAAGAGGCGTGGAATCTGAATAATGAAGCTCCAAAATTTTTTACTGAAAACGAAGTAGCTTCTGTTATTACTGCTGTATCTAAAAAGTCACAAGCCGAGATAAATAAAGCTCAGTCTATGTTAACGGTAAGTCAATCCTTGCAAGGGAATGAGAATGTTTTTCCTACACAAAAAGATGTAGATATATATCACACAGAAAACAAATCAAATTTTGATGACTCTCCTAACAAAGCAGCCGCTCAAGCACAGTTTATTGAATCTACTCGTCAAGTGCCAACAGCTATAAAAAATGAAGTAAATAGAGCGTTGTATTCTCCAGATTTAAATATTGTATCCGAGGCTATAGACCTAATAGAAAGAGTTGATTCTATCCCAGGAAATATAGAAATTGTCACGCCTAATGACAGGGCTTTTGCTGTTCAACTATCAAACTTAGCAGAAGTAATGACTTTAAAAGAAGCTGCTGTTCAAGCAAGGAAGATGACTGATCCAAGAAACCAAGAAAGAATAGCCGCTGCAAAAGAAACAATTAAAGAAGAAGGTTATTCAGATAAGTATGGAAAATGGACTGAGTCTGCTTTAGGAGATTTAGAAGATAGCCCAAATAAATCAAGGGCCATTGCTAGATATAGAGATATTTTTGAAACGTATTACGTTAATGGCATGTCAGAGGATCAAGCTAGAACTGCAACAGATAAAGTTATGGTTACAAATTGGAAAGAATCCCCAGATTTTGGATTTATGCAATATAGTCCAGAGGATTATTACGCCGTCAATGGCAATACACAGTATATTAAAGACCAGTTGTATGCGGATGTAACAAAGAGATATGTATATCCAGATCCAATCCGAAAAGAAAATATGTTTCTTGTTCCTGATGACCACACTGCAAGAACGGCAAATCTTGGACAACCTGAATATTTAGTAATGGTCAGGACAAAAAACGGAGAATTAGAAATATTAAGAGATGAAGCTGGAGATATTTATTGGACTCCTGATATGGGATTAGAAAAAGAAGTTCAGCAAGATATTATTGCAGGAAAATACAAAAGAGCCAGAAGTTTAAAACAAAAAGCGACCTCAGAAGAAAGAAAACTTGCTGCGATGTTAGGTGGCTATACACCCCAGTCAATTTCATCAACAGTTGATGTAATAACAGACGTTGCTCCCTCCCCAGACGATAGCGTTATTCTTTCAGCCGCTTCTTCAGTGTTAGGTAGATAGTATGCCGTTTATTAGAAGCCCAGAAACTCAAGTTCCTATAGAAAGGTACATACCATCTAACATAGATTATGATCCTACTGTAGAGCAAATTGCAAAAGCAGTATGGAGAACAGAAAACACTATTGGCTCGTTGATGGCCCAAGAAAAAGGATTGCCAGACCAAATAGATGACAGGTCTTTTAATCCTTATGATTACTTTACTCCAAATGAAAAACTCGATGAGCAATTTGTCATTAATGCAGCATTAGCGGATTCTGTAGATGAGATTAATGCGGTTAGAAAGCAGCAAGCTAGAGAGCGGCAAGACCGAAAAACTATAGCTGACGGCGGGGCATTATCTGGCGTTTTTGGTTTGGCTGTTGGGATTACAGATCCAATTAATTACATTCCGATTGGCGGAGCGGTAGCTAGAACGTACAAAACTGGAAGGTCTGTATTGTCTTCAGCAGCAGTCACTGGGGGCATTACAGCGGCTTCTACGGCAGTACAAGAAGCAGCATTACATTCTACTCAATTAGAAAGAACCTTTGGCGAATCAGCTATAAACGTTAGTGCTGGCGCATTTTTAGGCGGGGCATTAGGCTTTGGTATTGGTAAATTATCTAAATACGTTGATGAAAAGCAGATTAAAGAAGTTGCCAACACAATGGATGTTGAGCCAAGAATTCTTGCTGGAGAGGATTCCGTCATTCTTAGTCAGCCTAAATTTGACGAAACTACAGTACGAGCATCATTTATAGATGAGCTAAGGCTAGAGCTTCTACCTATAGCTGGCAATAAAATTACTCGTGGCGAACGTAAATCATTGCTTGCAGAACAAAAGGCGTTGCGAGAACGAATCAATAGTGTCAAAACCGTTGTAGAAGACATGCCAGTTGTAAAAGGTGTTTCTGCAAGAAAAGCAAAACAAGAATCTCGTAAGGCAGCAGAAATAGCAGCGGATCAAGAAAGAAAAATATTTAAAGATCAGCTAGAAATTGTTAACCAAAGATTAAAAGCTGATGATTCTGCTAAGGCAGCGGAAGCTAACTTGTCCAGATTAGAACAAGGTGTAGTTCCAGAGCAGTATCGGACAAGATTAAACACAATACTTAAAGAAAATGAGCGTCAAAAAGTTGCTATAGCAAAGCCAGGGCAAACCCCAAGTCTTCAACAGCAAGCGGCAGAGCAAGGCATAACAGCAAAAGAATTAAGTGTTGGTGCTGCTCAAGTTGCTAATGGCGAAGAAGTTACTGGTAAAGTTGCTAAGTTCCTTGTTAAAGCATTAAGTTTTAATCCGTTATCCAGAACGATTGTTAGTTTAAGTCCTATTGTGAGGACTGTTGTTAATAAACTTGCTGAAAATCCTATAGCAATGGACAGAGGCGGCATCACTGCAGTTGAATCATTAATCAAGATTAAAGACGGTCTATACAATGCCGCATTATCAAATCATTTAGATCAATGGCGAGCTTACAGAAAGGCAGGAGGTCAGTTAAATAAAACTAAGTTCAACGAAGCTGTTGCTAGAACTATGCGGAATGAAACTTTTGATACCGTTCAAGACGGGACAAGAGTCTTTAAAAATGGCGATTACTATGTATATCTATCTGCTAAAGGATGGAGAGATGAGCTATACGAGCCGTTAAAGAAAGAAGCAATTGATGTTGGATTGTTGCCTGAAGATGTAGATGTATCTACTGCCGTAGGGTATCTAAACAGACGGTGGAATAAAAACAAGATAGTAGATAATTACCCTCAATTTATTTCTGTCGTAAGTAAATGGTTAAAGGATGAAGATATAAAGCTGTTTGCTCAAGCCAAGCAAGCTCAAGACGATATTGCAATGGCTACTGGCGCAGAGAAAACTAAACTTCAAAAGATTATAGACCGAGCAGAATACAAAAAAGGAATGGACTTTGCCGATCAAGAATATGAAGACATTGCTCGTCAAATTGCCCAAAGAATTAAAGGATCTCCGGACGGTCGATTGCCTTATGACTGGAAGATAGGAGAAGGCTCAAGCAAATTAAATGGAACTCCGATGAGAGGCCCATTGCGCTCTAGGACATTTCAAATCCCAGACAACATGGTTGATGACTTTTTTGACAATGATATTGAAGATCTTGGTCGTATATACCTTCGGCAGATTGCCCCAGATATAGAGTTAAAAAGGGCATTTGGCGACGTAGAAATGACAAATGAAATAGCTGAGGTTGAAAGTTGGTACAGCACAGCCATCCTAAAGGCTGAAACTAGCGCAGCAAAAGCTAGATTAGAAAAAGCCAGAAGAAGCGACATAGAAGATATTGCTGGAATGAGAGACAGAATTCGTGGCGTTTATGGCATGGAAGATCCAGACAATATATTTCATCGAATTGGTAGAGTTTCAAGAAATTTAAACTATATGCGGTTAATGGGCGGAGTTGTAGCGTCATCAGTGCCAGACGTTGCTCGAATCTTTATGGCAGAAGGCATCGTTAAAACTTTCACCAAGGGTCTAATACCGCTAGCCTCCAACCTTAAGACGTTTAAAGTTGCAGCGTCAGAAGCTAAGAAATATGGAATAGGCGTAGATGCTTTAATGAGTGGAAGATCTCAAATTATTTCTGATATATCGGATTATACAAAAGGTGGTACGGCATTTGAGCGAGGCGTTCAAAGTGCAACTGACAACTTTGGTCGTATTAATTTGATGGATTATTGGACTGCTGGAGTAAAACAACTTCACGCAGTAACTATGCAGACATCTGTTATTGAAGGATTGCTGAAGGGTAATATAGATAAAAGACTATCTAGGCTAGGTATCGATGATGCCAATGCTATGAACATTGCTAGACAGTTAGAAAAACATGCCGAAAAAGTAGACGGTGTATGGTTGTCCAATGCTAAAAATTGGGATGTGCCAGAATTAGAACAAATCTGGGGCGCGGCTTTAAGAAAAGAATCTGACCGTGTAATTGTGGTTCCAGGCCAAGAAAAGCCATTGTTTATGTCTACTCCAATGGGTAAGACAATATTGCAGTTCAGGTCATTTATGTTTTCTTCAACGCAAAGAATGACAATTGCTGCAATGCAGGGCCAAGATCATAACGCTGTAGGCGGTTTGTTAATGCTTACTTCATTCGGGATGATGTCGTATTCGTTCAAGCAATGGGATGCTGGCAGAGAGATTACAGACGACCCAACTGCGTTAATTATTGAAGGAATTGATCGATCTGGGTCTCTGGGTGCTATAATGGAACTCAATAACACAATGGAAAAGATGTCGTCAAACAATTTCGGATTGCGCCCGTTATTAGGGGTAGATCGTCCTGCTGCTAGATTTGCCTCAAGAAGTATTGCAGATGGAATTATGGGGCCGACTTTCGGACAAGGAATTGATTTAGTGGCTAGGGTAGCAAACGCAGGACTTGGCGAGGATGACTGGTCAGAATCAGATACTAGGGCAGTAAGACGTTTGATTCCAGGTCAAAATTTAACAGGCTTACGAAATGGTTTTGATGCCATTGAAGAAGCAGTAGGTGACTTATGACAGTATTAGACAACACTCCAAGAGACCAATACACCGCTACCGGTGGGCAAGTTGCGTTTCCATACACGTTTGAGATCACTGCTGAGGGAGATATTGCGGTCTTACAGAACGGCGTACTGCTCAGTTTAGGCGCTGGTGCTGGAGAATATGCGGTTACTGGCGTAGGCTCAGACACAGGCGGCGTGATTACCCTGGTCACTGGCGCTACTGCTGGGGACATTATAACTCTATACCGTGACATGGCACTAGAGCGTCTTACGGGCTACACCAATGGCGGTGACTTCCTAGCGGCAGATGTAAACAACGACTATGATCGCCTATGGTTAGCACTACAGCAGGGTGCAGCGGACACAGACCGAGCTGTAAGGAAGCCAAACGTTGATTCAAGCACAATCAATATGGTTCTACCAGTTGCTGCTAGTCGCGCTCAGAAGATCTTAGCATTTGATGCTAGCGGTGCTGTAAAAGTTGAGCCTTATTTAAATAATGAGACTATTGTTTTAGTTGTGCAAACTGAAGTAGGTGATGGGGTTACTACAACCTACAGTCTTGAAAGCTCAACCGATAGCCCTCGTTTATTGCAGATAGCCATAGATGGCGTGTTACAAGAAGTGTCCTCGTATTCTGTAAGCGGAGGTAATTTAGTATTTTCAACTGCACCGCCGCTTCAATCAGCTATTGAGATTAGAGCATTTGTTCAAAAAGAAATCACTAGCACTGATCTAAAAGCTAGCGATTTTACAGGGGATGGTTCTACAACATCGTTTACTCTTGGGTCTTCTGCGGTCAAGTCAAATACTTTTGTTTACGTTGATGGCGTGTATCAGCTTAAAAACACATATTCTGTATCAGGCACTACAATTACATTTTCTACGGCACCACCTCTTAACTCTGTTATAGAGGTTGTCATTGCTGCATTTACTACATCGGTTATAGCGACACCATCGGCAGACAGTGTAGGAACAGCGCAACTACAAGCCAATGCAGTAACTACAGCTAAGATAGCTGATGACGCGGTAACACAAGCTAAAATAGCTGACGATGCTGTCGGCGCAGACCAATTAGCGTCAAGCGCAGTAGTAACAGCTTCAATAGTTGATGATGCAGTAACAGCGGCCAAGATAGCTTCAGAGCCTATTGCAGTAGGTATTACTTCTGTCGTTACAGCTACGTCACTCACTGCTACCGTCAACACGCATGTTTACGTCAGTGCGGCTACACAGACTATTACACTTCCTGCTTCTCCAGCCATAGGACAAAGAGTCTTAATCACTGTGGGTAACTTCGCTGACACAGTAGTGGCTAGAAACGGCAGCAACATAATGAGCAGTGCGACTGACTTCACGATGAATGCCGCTTACCTCTCAATTCAGTTTATATATACAGACGCAACGCAAGGGTGGGTAATGTCATGAGTAATTTTACAGATTTTATAAGTTCTGGTGGTGGCGGTGGACCTAGATTAGCGCTACCACTGGCAAGAGGCGATCTAAAGTTAGGTCGTGGTGCTAATCTATACACTAGTAGTGTCGTTAATTTCTGGACTCAATTAGGTTATATCTCCTATGACGGCGGCACCTTAACCCAAACAAATGTGGTCGGAGCTCCTTGGACTACAATTTATAATCAAACTAGCGGTGGGGGATATTGTACGCATATTATATTTCCTAAACATACCGCCGGAGAATACTCTTGCAGAATTACCGTTGACGGAGTTGCTACAACTTACGTTCTGCCACCTACAGTTCAATATTACGGCTTTATGTTTGGCTCAAGCGATACCAGTGTTTATCTGGGTGGCACCCCATACTATACCGGAATACAGTACGAACCCCCGTGGAACAGTAGTATGGGTATTACAGACAAAAACAAAGCTATTCAACAAGGACATTATTTACCGTATGAAACGTCTTTAAAAGTTGAGGTTCTTCAAGGTTCGGCAGGAACATGGCTGGCGGGCACCTATCAACAGAAAGCCGGAGTAATTACTTACACAATGGTGGGGATAGACAAAGAATGAATATTACTGCATGGAACTTAGAAACTGACACAGCAATTTCGCCAGAGCGTTTACCTTCTGTCGGTGAACACGCAAAGTTTGTCGAAGGTGATAGGGTTTGGTTTGGTGAGTACCACCCACTTCCGACATTCACAGACCAAGAATTCGCTGAAATGCAAGCTAAAGCGTGGAGAGACTCAGAGCTGTCCTTTACTGATTACATCGTGCCTTTAACAGATCATCCACAACGTGCTGCGTACATGGCCTATCGGGAAGCATTGAGGGATTGGCCGTCTACAGATTCATTCCCTGATACTCGACCGGAATTATAAGGGCATATTTAAAAAATAACTTAACGAGGTATTTATGTACAATCCATTTGCAGGAAAAAGAGGTCATCTTAACGGTAGCGTAGTTGATATGCTTCCTGTCACACCTAGTAACAGTGTTGACTTATCACAAGTTGCTATTGGTCTATACATTACAGTCGCAGGGAACGTAACATTCCATAACGTAGACGGTGTATCCAGGACGATTACTGTCCCTGATAACTTCTATCTAATATGTTCTGTTAGCCGTGTACTTGCTACTGGTACTACAGCAACTGGCATACATGCGATGCTTGCATGATTAGCGCAAACGTCAGTGCTTTCTCTATAGGCAAGGCCGTTGGTCGTGGTGGTGCGGCGGCGCCATTTGCCCTTACTTACGCTGTGCAAGCTGGCGGAGCTAGTGGCGGTCAGGGAAACCCTGTAGGTGGCGGCGGTGGCGGTGGATTATTAACGGCTACAGACACCACAACTTATTTTACTGGTACTCCTTACTCAGTAACAGTTGGAGCAGGAGGTTCAGGATTTACTGGTGACATAAATAATATAGGCAACAACGGTTCTAACTCTACTTTTGCTAGCCATACCTCTACAGGTGGTGGCGGTGGTAGTTATGGCGGTTCTTTCGGAGTCGGTTCGGGAGGATGTGGTGGTGGAACTGGTTATTACGGAGCGCCCTCTGGCACTGGAATAGCTGGGCCTCCAAGACAAGGATACGATGGTGGTAACGGAGTAAACAATGCCCCCGGATATGGTACAGGCGGCGGTGGCGGAACTGCAAGTGCAGGAGTCAACGGCACATACGTTCGTGGAGGTAACGGTGGCGCTGGAACGCAAATAAGCGCATCAGGACTTTCTCGCTTATATGGTGAGGGTGGCGGCGGTGGCGCTCACTCAACCTACCCAGGCGGCTATGGTGGCGGTATATACCAAAGCACTGGAGGTGGTAGCGGTGGAAATTCAAGTGTTGCGGCAACAGCAGGAGGCACAAACACGGGTGGTGGTGGTGGCGGTAAATCTGGAGTTGGGGCCAGCGGCGGTTCAGGCATTGTACTTTTAATTTATCCTACTTCTGTAACAGCAACATTCTCTGCTGGCGTTACTTCTAGCTCGTCAACTTACTTAGGAAATACTGTTACTCAAATCACAGCGGCTGGCCCATCTGACACGGTAACTTTTGGATAAACACTATGGCACATTACGCAGTATTATATAACAACGTAGTCACTCAGGTGTTTGTCGGCAAAGACGAAGACGAGGGCGATATTAACTGGGAAGAGTATTACGGAGCAAAGCAAACTAGCTATAATACACATGGCGGTGTTCACGCTAACGGTGGTACTCCTTTCCGCAAGAACTATGCAGGGATTGGCTACACATTCGATGAGGAGCGTGATGCTTTCATTCCTCCACAGCCCTACGCTAGTTGGACGCTGAACGAAGATACTTGTTTATGGGACTCACCTGTACCCTATCCAGAGGAAGGTATACACGAGTGGGATGAAGACAATCAAGAGTGGGTAGAATTAAACAAATTAGGATTCGGAGAATAAAATGGCTTTAACTAAAGTACACAATAGGATGATTGCTGGCACGCCAAAAAATGTAAAAGACTTTGGCGCGGTAGGAGATGGAATCACTGATGATACGGCGGCATTTGTTGCGGCGATTGCTGGTGGTGGTGACATTGTTCTACCAGCAGGGACTTACTTTTTATCGGATACTTCGTTAACTGCGTTGACTGGTGGGTACATTGTTCTACCGACAGGGACTAAGATTTATGGTGAGTCAAAGTCGAACGTAATAATTAAGTCTGATATTCAGAATAACCCTACTTATGCAGAGCGTACATTGTTTTACATCGATGCTAATAACGTCGAGATAGGCGGCATTACTTTTGATTTTTCTCCTACGTTTTCTGCGGCTACTTCTGGCTTTCCAACCATTGGTGTGCAGAAAGTAATTACTGCTACAGAAAATGCTGACAATCTTTTAATCGATGATATACGCATTCAGAATGTTTACTCGCCTACTTATCTCTGGGCGATAGCTGTAAACGTTGGCGCAGAAAATTACAATTTGCGTAACATTGATTTTACGACAATGAATGTTAACGAAACATCAGGAAGTGAAGGTGGTCAAAATGGATCAATGCGCGGAATTTATGTAGGTTATAACGATGTTGGTACTGATCCTGTAGCTAATCTTGGTTACGGTCGGATCGAAAATATCTATGGAAAAGATATGACACCGTTTCAGGATACTGATCTTGTTCAAGTAATAAGTAACTCTGGAACATCGCCTTATTCTCATTACTCTCCAATTATTATTCGCAACATTGCGGGAATAAATGTTGGCAAAAGAATCGTTAAAAGCCAAGTCAACGGTGTAAGCATTGAAGATGTTTATGCTGATGCAACGGGCATACCGAATGACTCACGCAGTTACGGCTACATGTTTTCTATCGTTGCAGCTTTGAACGGCAAAACAACTGTTCGGAATGTACGCGGCAAGGGTAATTTTAAAGTCGGGATTGAAGCAAAAGATGAAACATTCATTGAAGATGTAACCGTAGAAAGTAATTACACTTCAGGGGGTGTTCCTAGTGGCACAAGTGCTTTTATTCTGTATGAGGGCGGCAAAGATAATCGCGGTACTTTAAAACTTAGCAATATACAGACTCGTGGGTATTGGCGGCAAGGTTTGTTAGTGCGCGATTCAGCTGGAACCCCGTATGGCCCAACTAAAAAAATACTAATTGACGGATTTTATACTGACTCTGGACAAGTAGATTATTCTGTGGGTATTTTTGCACAAAACCAATCTGGTCAACTTGACTATGTGCGTATTTCTAATTCCGTTTTCGGGACATTAAGCAACGGCGATCCGGCTATAACTACTACTTCTAACGCTGGTTCTGGCGACATAATTGAATTAATTGACATAGAGAATGTATTAATTCGCGGCGCATCAACCAGCGTTGTCGGTGTTGATTTGCGCTCAAAGAGAGTAAACATTAATAATCTTGTTGATGAGTCTGAAGTTCAAAACACAGTACAAATGTTGTGTCCGTTGGGCGGAGTGTTGAACGGTATTAAAGACTTTAGCGGAGCGTCTATTGCTAAAAGATTAGCCAATATATCTTCATCTAATAATGTTAGAATTACTAACGGGTATAGCCCAACAAGCACTACAAATGCTTATAGGATTACAGGCACAGCAGCAGCTCCATCTAATAATATTCATCTTAGTGAGAACATTACTGCAGCAGGCATTACATTAACTGTAATTGGGCCATCTCCAGACAATGTTGTAACTAACCTAGTTGAAGCTAATAACTACACATTTGCGTAATAATTATGGAAATTAAATAGGTGATGTATGCAGGAGGAAGCTAAAACAGTTATGGATTCATTAGCGGTAGGCGGCACAGTCGCTACATTGGCTGGCTGGCTTCCCGCTGTAGCGAGTTTATTCACGATCATTTGGTTGGCGTTGCGTATCTGGGAGTCTGATACGGTACAGAAACTCGTTAACCGATGATGCAAGCACTGATCGGGCCTATTACTAATCTAATAGGCGGATGGTTGAATAACAAAGCCGAGGAGAAACAAGCCAAGCATCAGGCCAAGCTCCAGATTATTCAGAACAACTCTGATTGGGAATCCAAGATGGCAGATGCCAGTGCTCATTCATGGAAGGATGAGTTCTGGACGATCATATTATCAATCCCTATCTTTATGGTTGGTTACGCCATAGCAATTAATGATGTGAGCGTGATTGACAGGGTTGACGCTGGGTTTCAAGCGCTGTCAAAATTGCCTGAGTGGTATCAATACCTGCTGTTCATTGCGATCAGTAGTTCATTTGGTATCCGTGGTGTATCTAAGCTAATGGACATGAGAAAATGAAGAAACCAAAGAAAGGATTGTACGCAAACATCCAAGCCAAGCGTGCTCGTATCGCTAGCGGATCTGGTGAGAAGATGCGTAAGCCAGGAACGGCTGGTGCTCCTACTGCTAAGGCATTCAAGAGTGCAGCGAAGACCGCATACAAGAGATGACGTTCAAGTATTTTAACCGTCAAGAATTTGACTGTCAGGAGACTGGCGAAAATGAAATGGAAGATGAGTTCATCCATGCTTTGGATGCGTTGCGCCATGAGTGCGGCATGCCGTTTCGTATTACCAGTGGCTACCGTAGCCCG